GAATGAAAGGTTACTCATCAGCACCACTATTTGAACAAGCAAAAGCAGAACTAGCATCTAGGAATCCACAACAGCAAGCTCAGTACGATGCCCTGTATGGACCAAGGAATCAGGGGTAGATTATGGCAGGACCAGGAAACAATCAAATACAATCACCAATTGGTTCAAATATTAACCAAACAGCAGCAACGGGAATAAATAACTCTATATTAGCAACAACCGGTGAGCTTGGCTATCAGCCTAACATGGTTGGAAACATCGGTAACAGTGCTACCATAGGTTATGGTGGAACAAGTCCTATGGTAGCTCCTACCGGTCAAAGCTCTACAGTACAGGCAGGTCAGGTAGCAAGTACAGACTTGAGTGCCTATATGAATCCTTATACTCAACAAGTAATTGATGCAAATGAAGCTGATATTCTTAGAGGCGCTAACCAAGGTTTAGATATGTTGGGCGCACAAGCTCAAGCAGGTAAAGCATTCGGTGGCTCTCGTCATGGTATTGCTATGGGAGAGATGGGAAGAGATGTGGCATCACAACTAGCTCAATCTTCAGCAGGTCTTAGACAAGGTGGATTTGATAGGGCAACATCACTCGCACAGGGTGATATAGCAAACAGAATGCAAGCAGGACTAGCAAACCAACAGGCATCTCAATTTGATATTGGCACAGGAATGCAAGCTGATTTAGCAAACCAATCAGCAAGTCAGTATGATGCAACTAAGAACTTCGAGGCTTACCAAGCTAACCAAAGAGCTAACCAATTTGATATATCGAATCAAATGCAAGCAGCATTAGCTAACCAATCAGCAGGTTTACAAGGCTCTCAGAATAGACAGGGAGCAGCAGGTCAGTTGGGTAGTTTATCTAACCTAGGCTTCGGCATGGGTCAGGAAGTTACTAATAACTTAGCGAGACAAGGCACGCAACAACAAGCATTAGAACAAGCTCTTATTGATGCTGCTAAAGGTCAATTCGGTGGCATGACAGGCGCACCTGCTACAGGACTAGGTTACTTAAATCAAGCACTAGGTGTTACTCAATCAGGTCAAACACAAACGAATACTAAAGACCCGGGTCTATTTGATTATCTGACGCTTGCAGGAAGTATGATGGGTGGTAAGTAGTGAGCTACCTACAACAAATATTAGAAGGCGCTCAAGCGAAGGGTGGCTTGTCAGATGATGAGTTTGACTCTATCTTTCAGTCTTTTATGCAACCTCAACAGACACAGCCTAACTTAGGTATGGGTCAAGCTTCGTTGCAGAAGCCTCAGATAAGACCTATCGTTAAAGATACTAATGTAGCAGGTGAAGGCATGATGTCTGCTGACACACAGGCTATGGGTAAACTATTCGCTCCATCGGATACAAATCCGGGCTTACTTGATATGTACAATGCAACACAAGATTACGGCACAGATATGTTCTCTACTCAAAACAGAATGCTTGCAGAGCAAGATATGGGCATGGATGATGAAAAGGAAGATTGGCGTAAAAAAATTAGAGAAGGCTTACAGTCTTTGTTCTAACAATTAGGTTTTAGGAGACTTAAATGAGTTTGATAAATAATATTAGCAATAGTCTGTCAGGATTATTCAACATGGAAGATGATAAGTTAGATTTACTAGGTTTTAAAAATCAAGACCCAAGTCTGATGACAGACCCTGCCATGACAATTGGTGGTAATCCACACGTAAATGTTCCTCAGCAACAAATTACAGAACAGCAAACACCGACAGAAGAGCCGGGCGTTTTCGATAAAGCAGGTGACTTCTTTGGTGACGAAGAGCGCATGGCTCGTATTACTATTGCTCTTAACTCAATGAGACTTAATCCCGATGCTAGTATTGCTACGTCAATGGAAAATAAGATTAAATCTATTCGTTCTAGGAAGAAGGGAAATGCTACAGCAGAAGCATTGATAAAGATGGGTAGAACAGATTTAGCAGAGTTGGTAAAGAGTGGCGTTATGGATGGCAAGACTGCTTACAGTTTAGCGTTCAAACCGGTGTCAGCATTACAAGAGAAGATTGATTTATTTACAGCAGACCCTGAAAAGTTTGCTGCGATGAAAGCAGCAGGTGTTATTAGTGGCGGTGGTGTTAATATCAACATGGGTGACAAAACTAACATGGAGTTCATTAAGGCAGGAATTGCGGATGCAAAAACTCAAATACAAGGTGGTTACTCAGCGGATAACTCATTGAGAGATTTAGCAATGTTAAGAAAGCTAGGCGACAACCCTGTTCTACAGGAAGTGCCTGATATTGGACGTGGATTTATTCCAACGGGCTTTTCTCCTGCTATGGACGCATACAATGGACTCCTAAATAAGGTTGCTAAAGGATTAAGACAAGCAGGTGAAGGTGTAATGACTGAGAAGGACTTTGAGGTTCTACTAGAAACATCGGGTGCTGCGTCTATGAACATTAAAGCGAGACAAATCCTACAAGCAAGTCTTGAAGAAACAGCAAGAAGACAAATAGAGCGTTCAAACATTGCTAGTCAATTTATGTCGCAACAACTTACTCTTCCTGAGTATTACACTAAGATGCGTGAATTGAAAAACAAACCTATGTTTACGCCAGAGCAAAGCGCCTATCTAAGCTCATTAGAAGGAACAATGGCTTATGGAACATTAAATTCCAATGAAAAGGAAGGTGTGTCAAAAGAGCAGTGGAATAAGTTGTCAATGGTACAGAAAGAGGCGTTCATTAAAGCAAGGGGCAACTAATGGGATTATCTGCATTACAGCAAGCAATTATTGATGGTGTCGATAATGAACACATGGACAGCATTAGTAGTAGAGACATTTATACAGACACTAAACCTACAGTAGAAAAAGCTCAGGTTCGTTCAGGATTCCAAGGAGTGACACTAGGTTTTGCTGATGAAATTGAAGCTTTTGCAAGGTCAATGGTAGAGACAAGCTCTTATGAAGAAATTAGAGACGGTATTAGGGATAAGCTTAATGCGTATCAAGAGGCTTACCCCGGTGAAGCAATTTCTTACGAATTACTCGGTGCGGTTGCACCAACAGCATTAGCGTATCTATCCCCGATACCCGGTGATGAGATGGGAGTTACAGCCTACCTTACAGGTAGAACGGCTAATGTTGCGCAAAAGGGTGCTAATTTCATGCAAAAAGCTAAACCCGTAATTAAGCGTGGCGCAGCAGAGGGTGCATTAGCAGCTTACGGCACAGGTGAAGAAGATGTTGTTAAAGATTTAACTAGGATTCCTATGGGTGCAGCGATGGGAACTGTATTCTCAGGCACAACAACAGCATTACTCAGTTCAGGTGGCGCACTAACTAATAAAGTATTAACTAAAGCTAATGAGATGATGGGCAATAAGGCAGTAGAGCCTATTTCTGTTATATTGCAAGAATTGGTTAAGACTACAGGAAGAAGCCCTGACGATGTATTAAGAGGAATTGCTAACGGTGAGATTGTTGCTGATAACGCAACACTACACGCTGTGCTTAAATCACTAAGAGCAGATTTAGGTGAGGATGTTGGTAAGATTGATACTAAATTGCAAGACAGAGTATTATCTACTAGAGAGACTGCAAAAGACTATATGCAAGAAGGCATGACACCTAATGTAGATGGAAATGTTTACAAAGCATACACAGTTGGCGATGATATTGCTAAAAAGCAAGAGAGCAAATTATATAAAGGTGCGTTTGACAATGCTCAGGAATTAACGCCTGAGATTGTAGATTCCGTGGCGGATGCCATCAGACGATTCCCATCCGCTAGAGAGTTACTAGGTGAGATTTATCAGGCTAAAGGTCTAGTGCCTTTCTACAAAATAGCCGATAACGGTGAAGTGCAAATTGTAAGAATGCCTACACTTGAAGATGCCGAGATTGTGCGTAGAAGTTTATCAGAATCAACAAGTGGCGCTTATTCTTCAGGAAAGGGCGCTTTAGGCGAGCCTTTAAGCAACCTAGAAAAATCTTTAAAACAACAATTAGATGATTTCTCACCACGTCTAAAGTCTACAAGACAGAACGCATCAAACATTAGAAGGCAGAGAGATGCTTATAAGATGGGTCGAGGCGCGTTAACTAAGCCCTCTGATGAGTTGGCTGTAGATATGGAGAACCTAATCGGTGTATCTCCTACAGTGGAAAACTCTCAAGTATTGAAAGCATTTAGAATGGGTGCTATGAACGCACTACGTCATAGGAGTAAAGAGCCAACATACATGAGAAAGGTCGCTGAAGAAGGCACGAAGGAAAACTCTATGATGAGAACTATTTTCCCTGAAGAGAAGATAGAAGATTTATTAGAGAAGGCACACATTTCAGGTCAGGCTTTAAACACTAAGAATGTAGTGTTAGGTGGAACAACAACATCTAACCAACAACAGGCATCAGGATACCTTGCATTAGCTACACGAGCTGCTCAAGGAGACCCGTCTGCTACACTAGGATTAGTGTCAAATATTGTTAAAGATTTAACACCTGAAATGTCTCACGAACAAAGAACTAGTTTGATACAATTACTAATATCAGAAGACCCTGATTTTGTCAGAAAAGCGTTAGTAGATAACTCTCTAATGAGTACAATTCAGGATAAGCTTGGTAAGTTTACAGGGGCATTTACAAGAGGAGCAGAGAGAGCAGTGCAGTTTGAGTCAGGTAAAGAAGGTGGCGATATCGGCACAGGTCTAATGAACTTGTTTGGAAAATAGGATAAAACATGGCAGAATTAAAGCAAATGAGCGAAGACGACATCCAAGGCATTGTAAGTGATGCTGTTAGTGAGGCTGTTGACTTTGTAGAAGGTGAAATATCAGAAGACCGCATTAAGGCACAGCGTTATTTTGAAGGTGAAGTAGATATTGGCGAGGAAGAGGGACGCTCTAAGATTGTAGCAACTAAAGTACGTGATACTATCCGTGCTATCAAGCCAAGTCTTATGAGAGTGTTCTTATCATCAGAGAATCCTGTTGAATATGTACCAACCTCACAAGAGGATGTGTCAAGTGCTGACCAAGCTACCAAATATGCTCATTACCGCTTCCAAGAGCTAAACGGATACACTTTGCTTAATGATGCAATACATGACGCTCTAGTGAAGAAAACGGGCGTATTAAAGGTATATTGGGAAGACTATTCAGAAGCAACAATACATACATACTCAAATCTTACTGAAGAAGAGATGTCTGTTATTGTTAATGACGATAATGTAACGGTAATCGAGCAATCTACTGAGATGGAAATGTCAGCGGATTCGTTTGGCATGGAAGTTGAAATGCCTAAGTATGAGTTAAAGATTAGCCATAAGAAAGATACAGGTAAGCTATGTGTTGAGTCAGTTCCACCCGAAGAGTTCTTTGTGGATAGAAACGCTAAGAGTGTGAAAGACGCTTATGTTGTCGCCCACAAGACGGAAATGCGTGTTGGTGACTTAGTGGCTATGGGTTATGACTTCGATGTGGTATCTGAATTATCAGGCAACGCAACAGACGATACATTCTCAGACGCAGAAGCATTTGAACGTAATGGCTATTCAGACGATGGTGAAGAGCATTCGCAAGACCCTTCAATGAAGCTTGTAGAAGTTACAGAGGCTTACATGAAGATGGATGTCTACGGAACAGGACAAGCAACTATGCACCGCTTTATATTAGGTGGTGGCAATAAAGAATTACTAGACTTTGAACCATGGGGTGATGTACCTTTTGCTGTGTTCGAGATTGACCCTGAGCCACATACATTCTTTGGACGCTCTATAGCCGACCTAATTATGAACGACCAAGATTCATCTACTGCTATGTTACGTGGCATGATGGATAACGTAGCACTTGTAAACAACCCGTCTATTGATGTTGTTGAAGGTCAAGTGAACATGGATGACATAATGAATAACGAGATTGGCTCAATTAGAAGAGTCAAGGTACAAGGCGCTATTCAAGCAAACGCAATTCCTTTTGTAGCAGGTCAAACACTTGTTGCAATGCAATACTTAGATGATGAGATTCAGGTTAAAACAGGTGTAACTAAAGCAAGTATGGGATTAGACCCTAATGCTTTGGCAAACTCTACAGCAACCGCAGCACAACTAACAGCTCAACAAGGCGCAGGTCAAATTGAAGTAATAGCTCGAAATATTGCCGAGGGTGGCATGAAGCGTCTATTTAAGTTAATGCTTAACCTTCTAGTAGAAAATAGCTGTGAAGAGACCATGATGCGTTTAAACGGACAATATGTACCGATTGACCCGCGTTCTTGGAACAATGCTATGGATGTGACAGTAAATGTTGGATTAGGCACAGGAAAAGAAGAGAATAAGCACGCAGCACTCAACCAAGCATTCCAAACACAGATGCAGATTTGGCAAGCTTACGGACCTAGCAATGGTCTTGTGACGATGACAGGTATGCGTAATACTTTGGCTGATATGTTAGTCCTTGCAGGTGTTAGAAATACTGATAGATACTTTAACCCTATGACACCTGAGCAAGAGCAACAGTTAATCGCTCAACAGCAACAAGCTCAAGGTCAGCCACAACCTTCTCCTGAAGCACAAGCAATTGTAGAAGCTGAAACAATCAAGGCAAACGCTAAAGCTCAAACAGATATGATGAAGTTAGAGATTGAGGCACAGAAGGCTATCTCAGAGGATGACCGTAAGAGAGACCAAATGGACCAAGACTTACTTGTAGATGCTGCCAAGATTTTAGGCAACCATGGTACAAGCGTAGACATAGCTAGAATTAAGCAAATGCAGAACGAACCAAGATACCCACAACAGCAACCAACACAGGCTGTTACAGGAGGAAGATTCTAACCTAAGTATATGAATATTAAGGAAAAATCTGCTAGAATAAAGACATTGATGAATGACGACACTTTTAAAGACGTTATTACTGAAGTCATGGAGAGGCAAGTATTGGTCTTCATGGATGCTCATTCCACTACGGAAGAGCGTGATGATGCGCATGATATAGTTCGTGCGCTTGATAGCATAACTAGTCACATGAATAGCGTCATAGACGACCATAAGATTAGTGAGCGTAAACGTAAGTAAATATATAGGGGAAACAGCACCGTGGAAACGACTGAAACTATAGAAAATGACGGCAGTATTGAATCTGCCATTGAGAGCATTATTGCTCCAACAGAAGAAGTAATTGAGACAACTGAAGAAGAATCTCAGATAACAGATGAGGCTACAGATGTAGAAGAGTCTGCTGAGTCTGATGATGTCGAGGATACGGAAGCTGAGGAAGAAGACTATGATGCAGAATCGGAAGATGAAGTTGAAGAGGCGGACGAATACGAAGACCAAGTAGAGGATGCCGTTCAAGAAGCGCCTTCTAACATTACTGTCAAGGTTGATGGGAATGACGTAGAAGTAACGCTTGATGAACTAAAGCAAGGCTATAGCGGACAGAAATACGTCCAAAAGGGTATGCAAGAGGCTGCACAGCAACGTAAAGAAGCTGAACAAGTCTATTCTGCTCTATTAAACGAACGACAGCAGATAAATAAACTTTATCAGCAGCTTCAACAGGGAGGCGTAGCACAAGCACCAACTCCACCATCGAGAGAGCTTTTCGACAGTGACCCTATCGGTTACATGGAACAAAAGTTAAACTACGATGAGAGTAAGGTGTCTTATGATAATCAGATGGCGCAATTGCAGCAAGTTAGTCAACAGACTACACAAGCTGAGAAAGTTGCCAAACAGACTTATCTAAAGCAAGAGATGCAAACCTTACAACAGAAGATTCCTGAATTTGCCAACTCTAATACAGCAAGCAAAATTAAGGAGAGATTAGTACAAGTAGGAAGTGAACACTATGGCTACACACCCGATGAAATCGGGCAAGTGATGGACCATCGTGCTATTCAGGTGCTACATGATGCTATGAAATACCGTGATATAATGTCAGGTAAGGCTAAGGCAGTCGCTAAGACTAAGAAAGCTAGACCTCTCGTTAAAGCGGGCGCTAAAAGAGTTAATGATTCTGCTACGAAAGTTCGTAAACGCCAAAAGGCAAAACTACAAAAATCAGGTGATATAAATGACGCACTTGGTTTAATTTTAAATACCTAATAAAGGAGTAATAACATGGCACAACCATCAAATACATTTGATAGCTATGACGCAAATGGTATCCGTGAGGACTTGGAAAACGTAATCTACAACATTTCCCCTGAAGAGACACCATTCTATTCATCATTAAAAAAAGTAAAAGCATCTAACACTTACCATGAGTGGCAGACTGACTCATTACGTGCTTCAGCAGACAACAAACACATTGAAGGTGACGATACTGTTGCTAATGCAATGACAGGCACATCTCGTCTTGGTAACTACACGCAAATCTTTAAGAATGCTGTAACTATCCCTGATACTGATGAAGGTCTTGATAAAGCAGGTCGTTCTGCTGAAATGGCTTACCAAACTCTAAAGATTGCTAAAGAGCAAAAATTAGACATCGAGAAGGCTTTATTCGCTAACAACGCTAGAGTTGCAGGTTCTGCAACAGTTGCTCGTGAATTAGCAGGTGTTTCATCTTGGATGACATCTAACATCACTAATAAAGGAACAGGTGGCGCAAATGCTGCAGGTGACGGTACTAATGCTCGTACAGATGGCGCACAAACAGCATTCACTCAAGCAGACTTCGATTCAGCGATGCAGTCTATTTGGGAAAATGGTGGTCGTCCTGACTCAGTTTACCTTTCAGCATACCAAATGAATATTGCATTAGGTTTCACAGGTAACAACAACCAACGCTCTTCTGTACAAGCAGGTGATAAGAAAGTTGTTAAGTCATTAGACGTTTATGTAACTCCATGGGGTACTGTTGAATTTACTCCGACTCGTGAAAACCGTGGTCGTGACGTATTCATCATGCAGAACGATATGTGGTCATGTGCTGCATTACGTCCTACTAAGAACACTGCTCTTGCGAAGACAGGTGACTCAACTAAGCGCCAAGTGCTTACTGAGCTTACTCTTGTTTGTAAGAACGAAGCTGCATCAGCAATGATTGTAGATTGTTCAACTAGCTAAGATGTAATAAAAGGGGCGGTCTGACTGCCCTTTTTACTAAGGAGATAAATATGAAAGTAGAAATCCTAACACCAAATATTTTCCTAAATGGAAAAACTAATTATCAAGGCGAAATCGTTACCGCATCAAAGGAAGAGGTCGATATTGTTAAGAAGATGGATAAAGAAGCAGGTCGTGACTTTAGACTTAGAGTTATTGCCAAAAAGAAGCAAGCAACACCTAAAAAGGCTCAGAAATGAAGATAGGTGAAAAGGTAAGTTTTGACGAGAAGAAACAGAAGATTATTGTCGAAAGCACTTATTCAAACCAACCTTATTTAGACCGTGTTGCAGAGATAAATAGACGTGGGTTTGGACAGACCGGTGAGAGTAGATTAGCGGGTAGCATACCTATCCATCTACTCAGGCAAGTTTGTGATAAACTAGGCGTTAAATGGGATGATGTCGAAGCTAGAAAAGACGTTGTTAAGAAGATGCTACTCAGTGGTGATTTCGATAAACTGAGAGTGTGGAAAGGTAAATTTTAAAGAGGTAAAACATGGCTGACGCTACTACAAGTACATACGGATTAACTAAACCTGAAGTTGGAGCATCTCAAAATACGTGGGGTGGCAAAGTAAATACTAACTTCGATACTATTGATAACCTGTTAGATGGTGGCGCTCAGATTTCACCTGATTTAACGGACCTAGAGATTGATGGTGTTATTGTCACATCTACACCTGCTGAGTTAAACTTACTAGATGGCGTAACAGCTACTACAGCGGAAATAAACATCTTAGATGGTGTTACATCAACCGCTTCAGAAATAAACATCTTAGATGGTGTTACATCAACTACAGCAGAGATTAATAAGTTAGACGGTGTTACATCATCTACATCAGAAATTAATATCTTGGACGGAGTGACATCAACCGCTTCAGAAATAAACCTATTAGATGGGTGTACTGCCACTACAGCAGAGTTAAATTATGTAGACGGTGTTACATCATCTATTCAAACACAACTAAACGGAAAAGTTGATGATTCTCAAGTGCAGACCAATGTTCCTTCTGGCGCAGTATTTACAGACACTACTTATAGTGTAGGTAACAATGGCTTGACAGAGAAGAGCTTTACTACAGCAGACAACACTAAACTAGACGGTATTGCTACAAGCGCTAACAACTACTCTCATCCTACAGGCAGTGGTAGCAAGCACATTCCAAGTGGTGGCTCTTCAGGACAATTCTTGAAGTATTCATCAGCAGGAACAGCAACTTGGGCAACACCTGCTGCAGGTGGAAGTACAGTCACTATTTATTCATCAACTACTACTTTTCTATCCAACTCTATAACCTTATATCAGAACTCTTCGGGATTGAACTTTACTCCGCATATTAAGGTTAATGGTAATGGTTGGTCTAATCCTGAACGCCAACATTTAGAGGCTATTGTAGGCTCTAACTCTGGGAAGTCTGTGGCATCGTATCCCGGTACTAGCTACCAAGCAGGTTGGCGTGTCGAAAGGGATGGTTCTTCGGTAAAAAGTAATTTTTACGGCAGATTTGCATATAAGTACATGACCGTATCGTAAGGAGATAAAAATGAGACACTATATTAAATATACAATTAATACGTACTCTGGTGAGTGCCTAGCTTTAACTGTACAAGGCACACCGATAGAATCAGGTCTAATTGAGATTGACTGTGAGGCTATTGTTGAACAACTTAATAAAATTGAAGACCCTACTCGTGACCCTGTGACGGTAGAAGAAGTATGCAAGTGGTCAGTGCCTAGATATTCAGTAGAATATGAGGGTGAGTTAGGTGAAGTAATCACTTGTGACGATGTGGTACTGAACGACGACCTAACGCCTAACTTAGACTTCTTAACTTCACTAGGGGTGACTAACATAACAGAGGTGTAGCATGAAGGACAAGATTAATATTGTTTCTAATGTTTGGATTCGTCAGATTGAATTAGAGCATATTGGTGATGAAATGGGTGGTCACTCACATACCTTTGACCATCAGCACTTACTGTCAGTTGGAAAGCTACGTGTTAAGGTAGGTGATGCAGTTGGAGAATATGAAGCTCCTGCAATTATCTTCATTAGAAAAGGTTTAGACCATACATTAACGGCTATGTCAGACTACACGTTAGGCTATTGTATTCACCCTATTAGGGATGGCTATAGAGTTGAAGACATAATAGACCCTGCTTCAGCACCAATTCTAGCAGGATTACCACAAGGATTGGTTAATGAAGGGCATAAGTTTATTGACACACCTGCACAAGACTGGAATATAGATAAAAAGGAATTGAAATGAGGCTAGAGCGCATACCAAACTTTATTACAGAAACTGAGCGACAAGAGTTAATCGCATGGATGGATGATGGTATTGAGAATGGCGTATTAGTAGCAGGATTAAGTCGAGGCAAGTTTGGATATACAGGAAGAAAAACCACAAGACTTAACCCTAAGCCACCTACGTTCCCAAAAGTAGCGTTTGACATCCAAAAGAGGCTGCTTGATAGTTTCGAGTGGACTGACAAAGCGATGATAGAGCCTATTGAGGGCGGAGGAATGATAGCAGTTGTAACCTATCCCGGTGGGGATACTTATAAACATAAAGACCCTAAGATACATGGCTCAGCAGTAAGGTTTAATATCATATTGCAGAAGCCAGTAAGCGGTGGAGAGCTATATGTTGAAGGTCAGAACTTTTCAGGTGATGAACGTGAACTACACTGCTACAATGTGACTGAGAATGAACATTGGGTGACAGAAGTAGGGGGTGACATTCCTCGGTATCTTTGGATATTTGGAATGAG